ATAATCTTTTCAGCCATCTCCGGCTTTATGTTGGCCCATTCTGTGGCCATGACCATTACGAGTCCTCCTATCGCGACCCATAATTTTCGTGATTTAAGTTTTTCCTTCATCGTCTTTTTTAAGAAACCGAAAATAACGATGGCCACTATAGATTATTGAAATCACAACCAGCGTTATCTCCAGATAGATTTGGATATCTGCCAAGGTCACGGTAGCTAACACGCCCCCATTCAGCCCCAGCAACTTTATGTCGAGTTCCTCCCGCATAGTTAAAATGGGTGGAGCCGCCCACTGAAAAGTAGACGACCCCACCTTTGACGAGGAGGCTTACGTTCGTTTGAATATGATTGTCAGTCCATGCTCAGGCACAGATGGACGCCATGCAGCCTCGTACTGGCAATAATGCTTGGCGAAGTTCTCTAAAGGATCGGCGCAATCCACGGAGATATTTGCCCCGCCTCGCACCCACTTCCAGTTCCCGCTGTAGTCCTCTGGAGACCAGCTAAGGCCACCGGAAGAGTTGACGGGCTTGACAACTTCCATTGTATACACCGCTGGGTTCAGGACGGTTGCGGCTTCATAGGCCGCAGTCTTCCAAGCACTGTTAATCGAGTACTTCTTTCCTCCACCAGAGGCGTCAGCCGCCACATAAGGCAGCACCTCAGTGTATTGCCCGGCGGCAAACGAGAAGCGACGAGGAACCGTGATTGGGATATGCCTGAAGTTACCCAGTGTCCGTGATGCTCCAATTCTCTTGAGCAACTCATTCGGCGCACCGTAGTTCAGGTCAGTGCGGTATGCCGTACCACTTTCCTTTTGCAGCTTGTTCGACATTTCCATGCCAATCAGCAGCGGGAAGAGAGGCCCACCGTCACCGAGGGTTATCCAACCATTGCTGTCACCTTCAGTGGCACCGCCTTCTATCAGGGAGACTGCCGCTGAGTCCAGATGATCCTGTTTCAGGATAACATCAGTCTCAGTCACTGTACCGGATGACACATTCTGGATCGACTCACCAATGGCGCTGTCATTTACAACAAGACCATCGGCGGCGGTCACATAGGCTTTAGCTGCCCACTTGTGATACTCATCCTGCATCTTGATTTCCAAGCTGCGCTTTGAGCGCTTCACCAATTCCTCGACATAGCCGCGAATGAAGACATCCGGGTTGTGCCTGAAGGTTAGCGAGTCTTGGCACAGGGTTGGGCCAGAAAGTAGAAATCTTTCAGCTTTGTAGGCCCGTGTGCTGAATCCAACATCGACATCGGTAAACGTCTTGTCGCAAAGCTCACCCGTAATTCCACTGGTGGGAACAAACGAGGTGTTGCTGATGGTTGTCCAGCTCTCTGCTACAATTGGCTCAGAATTTTCGATGGTGAACGTGGTCATCTCCGTGCCTACATTCTGCGGGAATGTCCCACGAGGCATAGCTGTGAGCCACACATTATTATGGCTGGCTTTACGCTGGACAGTCTTCGAGAGATGTTCCGTGGCAATAGCCAAGCCGTCAAAGATAGTATTACATGCCATAAGGCTTGTACCTTTCCTTTAGGATTGAAACGAGGAAGAGAAACGTAACCCGCCACACGACAGACACACCTCTTCCATGTCTCCGGTAGGCGGTCTCCGGCTAGGCCCACTGGCTTGCCATCACCAGAAAAACTAAGGCATGCGTTTAGGCAGTCGCATCTGCACAATTAGAATATCGGGATTGACGCCAGTTCTCCTAACAAAATCAAACAACCTGGACTTGGCGAGGGTTGGCGATAACCTAGAAAACACAGGAAAACACTGCATAACTTAATAACTAAACCTGAAGACGGGGTGTATTTTTGTTTTACCTAACTAGCCCCAATGTTCATTTAACCCCCATAAAACAAGGCTAAACTGAGGTCTTGTGTTATTATTGCGTATAATGCAGTATCCTGACGTGAATATATATCAAGGATTCAGTAACGGAAAAGAATGTTGGGTGCTGGATACCCGCATTAACGACAAGCGTCAACGGAGGTACTTCTCGACACGCCAAAAGGCGATAGCGGCCATGCAGCAAAAGGAGAAGGAACTCAAGACCCTCGACAAGACCTTGGCAGGTTACACGCCTGTTGAGCGAATGGAGATGGTGCTTGCGAATGAGAAATGCAGGGAGATGGGTGGGACACTGGCTGAGGCAGTCAACCTGCTCCAGAGGGAGCATGAGGCTAGGTCGTCTGGCAACATTACTGAGCTGATTGAGGAGTGCATGGATGACAAGGAGATGGACGGCCTGCGTCCCAGATCGCTGTACGCGCTACGTAATCGACTTGAAAACTTTCGGGATGATGTAGAAGAAAGTCGAGTGGGCTGCATCACTGCACAGATGATCAGGCGACACATCCTGACCAAGGACTGGGTGTGCTCAACCAAGAACGGTGCCTTGGGAGACATAAGGACTTTCTTTTCTTGGCTGAAACAAAACGATCACATTAGCGAATCACCTGCACACAAGATCAGGCCGTTCAGGCAGACCGCTGCCGAGGAGGAGTCGGAGTCTGATAAGCAGAAAATCCTGACAACAGTTCAGGTGGAAAAGCTGTTCCGTTATGCTGAGGCGACTGACCCTGAACTGCTCTCGTACATGGCCTTGATCTTCTTTGGTGGACTGCGCCCTGAGCGCGAGGCTCCAGCAGTGAAGTCTTGTGACTTTGATGAGCACGAGAAGACCGTCCATGTGAGGGGGCGCTACTCCAAGGATCGCCAGAGTCGTTACATTGAATTGAATCCCACACTCGATGCGTGGACAAATGTCTTCCCGTTCAATGAGCATCTAGGCGATGACCTGAATAAGCGCTGGGCACATGTGCGGATGGGATGTGACCTGTTCGGGGATAACTGGCCCCACGACGCAGCTCGACACACGTTTGCATCAAACTATCTGGCAACGCATACAGCCGAGGAAACCATAAGGCAGCTTGGGCATGGCAACTACGAGATGCTCTTCAAGCACTACCGTACACTGGTCAAGCCGTCAGACGCCAAGGCGTACTGGAAAATCATGCCAAGTGACTAAGCTGTCAATAACCTAGCCTATGTTTGAACTAGACATTTGTATAACAATGTTATACAAGTAGCCAGCTTGCTACAGGGAGATGACGATAAAATCTACAGCCAAAAGAGAGTCGCCTATTATTGCATTTAGGCCGAACCAGAAACTGGACAAACGAATCAGGCGCTTGGCCGTAAAGCATAACATGCCTCTCTCGCAGGTGGTACGGCACTGCCTTATGGCTCACCTTCCAACGCTGGAGAAACAGCTCAATGATTAGCACTCCTCCTGCCTGCCCTGAGTCTGAGTCTGCGTTGCTTGGGGGCTTGTTGCTAGACTCTGCGCGACTGGATGAGGTCGCCTCAAATCTGCAGCACACGGACTTCTTTGACCTGCGACATGCCAACCTGTTCAGGCACATGCTGCACCTCAAGGAGGACGGAGCACCCATCGATATTGTGTCAGTCACTGAGTCCATTGGTGACAGGGAATCAATAGGGGGCATGGCCTATGTGTCTCAGCTTCCAGATCATTGCCCCACGGTCAGTCACATCCCGTACTACGCATCCATCCTCCGCAAGAAGAAGCGCCTTCGTGATTTTAGAAGCATCTCATACACCATCCACAATATTATTACATCTGACACTTCTGATGACGAGGCACTGGAGGAGCTGGCACGTATAGCACAGGACGCGCTGGGTGGTGAAGGCGACAAGGGCGTTGAGGTTCTGGCGCGGGAAGCCGTACAAAAAGCCATTGATGAGATTGAGGCTGCATTTCATTGCGATGGTAATTGTGTTGGTGTGCCAACGAGCTTCATCGCCCTTGACCGCATCCTTGGCGGACTGCATGACGGCGAGATGGTTGTCTTGGCAGCACGCCCCAGTATGGGGAAGTCTTCACTGGCCATGAACGTGGTTGAACATGCTGCCATAGATAACAACATCCCGGTTGGCGTATTCAGCCTTGAGATGACAGCCTCCTCGCTGATGAAGAGATGCATGGCAGGTCGCTCAAAGGTGGACGGCATAAAGCTGCGTGACGGGAACCTGACTGAGCCTGAGTTTAAGGCGCTTACCACGGCAGCGGGGAAGATCGCAAAGGCACCCATCATAATGGTCGAGAAGCCCTTCATTGATGTCCACGAATTTAGGTCAATGGCCCGTAGGATGAAATCAGTTCATGGTGTGAAGCTGATTGTGCTGGACTACCTACAGCTCATGCATGCCAAAGCGGAATCCCGCGTGCAGGAGGTAACCCGTTGCAGCAATGCAGTGAAGGGCGTGGCCAAGGAGCTGGGCGTGCCGATCCTGTGCCTTTCGCAATTGTCTCGCTCTGCGGAACAACAGGATCGTGCGCCCAGACTCTCCGACCTTCGTGACTCTGGGGCCGTGGAGCAGGACGCTGACGTAGTGGCGTTCCTGTGGAGAAGGCCAAAGGATGAAGGAATCATAGTGAAGCTACAAGTCGCCAAGAACCGAAACGGCCCGGTAGGTGAGCTTGATCTGGAGTTCATAGCAGAGCATTCCAGATTCAGGAATCCACTCTACGGCGCAGATAAAGAATGAACTGGAGCAATGAAGAATTTGAAGAATACCTCAGACGAATTGGTGCTAGTGGTACAGGGGGTTGGGCACGTCCCGGCATACAAGAACCGCAAAAGAATTTTCAGGGGCAGGATCACAACAGACCCGCCCGTCCAGCGCTGGATGACCCAAGTCACGAGCAGTTTTATATCACAGTTAGAATCCTTGTTTCAGACAAAAGAAGGAGAGACCTCGACGGGGCACTGGCTACACTCCTCGATTGCATCGTTGCCTGCCGACGACAACTGGAAGTGCTTGCCGTCGATGTGTGTAAGCGTGGAGATAGTCCCGAAGGGGGAGGAGGGGGCAGTGATAACACTTGAAAAGATTTCACCCAACTAGGTGAGAAAACAAAAACTAAACATGTCTAAATCAAACTACATAAAAATAGAGGGGGAGCTTATGTTCCCGTGTATCGACGAGGTTAATGAGATGTCTGGGAAGTACCAGATCAACGTGGCAAACCTGTCAACGGCAGACAGGAAGAAGCTGGAGGAGGTAGGGCTGAAGCCAAAGCACGGCAAGGACAAGGTTAATGCATCAGGCGAACCTGCTCCCAAGCCGGAATGGGGATGGTACATCGTTGCCAAGACGGGGAGCCGTCCTCGCGTGACTAATGGTGACCTGACAGAAATGACAGATGAGGAGCGCTCAAGGCTCGGCAAAGGCTCAAAGGTTTGTGCCGTGGTGAACGCCTATGAGTATAACC